CAGTGCCTGAACCACGATGCCGTTGGCCTTCGCACTCGCAATGTACTGCTGTGGCGTTGTGTTCTTCTCGATTTTTGCTTCTTTCACCGTGTACCGCCAGCGGTAACTGGCACCGATGACCGCAGTCGAGTCAGTGACGATGCCAAGCACAAGCTGCGCCTCAGGAGTAAACGACGGCAGCTGCTGGCCCGCGAAGCTTTGCTTCAGTTCGTTGAGCCGTGCAACAAGTTTCCTCACGAGTACCAGCCTCTCTCGGCCTGTGCCTTGAATGTGGCATCGGGATAGATGTTGTTGAAGTCGTAGGCCGTACGCGGCATTCGACGCCACTTGACCTCGGTCGGTCCCGAAGTGCCTTGCTTCGCGCGGCCGTCAGGATCCATCGTGACTACCTGATCGTGCCCGTACCACTCGTCATAGACGAACTGGTAGGTGACCTCGTAGTAGTGATTCTTCGCTGGGTTCATCGTCACGCCCTCGCACACGACAGACCCAGCAGGAAAGCCCATGAAGATTGCGGAGCTGCGTTTCCCGATCACGACCTGAGAATTGGTGAAGAAGCTCGACATCGGATTCACCGCAGCGTTCTGCGTTGCGCGCAGGTTGAACCGGATCTGCTTCACATCCGCAAGAACGCCATCCTTTGCGCCGGTGATTGCGCTTCCACCGATGTCGGCGCTTGCATCCGACGCGGCGGGGGGTGACACCGTCCACCCAGTGCGGTAGATGATTGCCTGACGCGGCTGCGCGCTCGACTCATATGCCACGGGCAAGTGGAGATAGAGAGCCGCACCCGTGCCGCGCGTCTGCTCCATCGCCATGTATGTCGCGCGAATCAACACGCCTTGGGCTGCCGGGAGCGTCTCGACATCGACGCTAGCGAGACGCGCGCGGGAAAACCATGTGTCGGTCACGCCCGCCAGCGCCGTGTTCTGCACGGGAATCGCGCCAGCCGCCTTGAGGCTCGCATAGGCCGTGTACGGGTTGATGTTTGCCCCTGCATCGTCCCACGCGTGGATCGTCTCCACGAGCGTGTTGAAATCACCGAGGGTTCCCTCAGTAATCGTGATGTTCTTGCTGCTGTACTGAATTGCCATCACATCCTCCCCATTTGGATGGCGATCCGTTCAAGCGTGTCAAAGGGATTGGAGAACCCCAACCCCTGCTGAACTCCGATCATCGCCGCGTCAAGCACACTGGTACCGAACGGATTCCGTTCCTTCTGCTTCTGCAGGCGCTGTATCTCCGATGCAATCGACGGCGCGTCGAGGTTGTTGGCCGTGGCAAGCTGGGCCTGTAGATAAGCCTCTTGCTTTGTGCCGCCACCTGCAAGGGCACCGAAAAACGCGCCTGTTTGCGGCAACAGGTCGGCCATGTAGCTTGCCATGCTGCGCTCACCCGGCTTGGCGCTTGCCAACGCAAACGACTCCATGAACCCTGGCTTTGCAGCATCTGCCTGTGCCTGCCGTTCGAGCGCGGCCATCCGCGTCAACATCGGGACATTCATGCCCTTGGTCAGTTCGCCGGTAAGCCTGTACTTCGCCAGCGCGTCGTTTGCTCCGGCTGTCGCCGCTGCGAGGGTGTCCACATATGCGCGGGCCATGTTCACCAGCGCGAATGGTGCGGCCACCGCAATGCCTGCGCCGCCGAATCCGGCCGCAAATCCACCGAACGCGCCGAGCTTGCCGACGCCGCCCACGACGGGTGCAACGCGCTGCGCGAGGCTTGCACCGGAAGCTCCCGCAGCAGCTGCCTTCGCAGACTTGGTAGCCATGCGGCGGGCGCTTGCATCCACCTTGGCCTCCGCCGCCTTTAGACCCTTCTCTACCCCGGCGGTCGAGACGGTCACAGGGATGTTCAGCTTCGGAAGATTAGCCACGGATCGTCTCCTTCTTCAGGACATCCGTCAGCGCGTCCTCGATGTGCGACGACACGCGCGTCAGCGCGCGCTGTCCTGGGTTCGTGATGTAGAGCGTCTTGAGGATCACCGGCCCAAGATTCCGTTTCCGCAAGCCCTTTCGCCAGTCACGCTTCATGCGGATACCGGGCTTGAATTCGGCGTTGACGCGCTTGTCTCCCCCTGCCAGCCCAAACGACCTGCGTGGCACGATCCTCCGACCTGAGGCGCTTGCGCCCTTCGCCCATGTTCTGTAGCCGCCGTTGTGGAAATGGGCTTTCGTGGCGACATCGAGCGCCCTTCGCGAATCAAATTGAACCTGACGCGCGACACCGATACCCGCCCAGTACATCTTGCCGCGCTTGTAGTTCTTGATCGTGTAATCGATGGCCTGCCGCGTCCGCTTGTCCTGCGGCCGACACGCCGCCTTCACGGCACCGGCCGTCTCCTTGGCCCAGCGGCGGATGCCCTGACGCACGACCTTCTTGCGGATCCTCTCGTCAACCGCTTGGATCGCGCGCTTGAGTTCCGCGACCGCCTTCTCGTCGTACTGGAACTGGATGTTGGTTGCTCTTCTTGGCATTGAGCGCTCTCCTGATACCTCGCCAATCCGGCACATCCAGCAGCACATTCACGGCCACGGCTGGCATTTCATCTAGGCGCATCGAGCATTCAGACATGGCCGCGCGCAGCACCTTCCGCGCGGCCTCGCCTAGTCCCGGCCTTCCTCATAGAGCTGTTCCGCCGCCTTGCCGATCTCCCAAATCATCTTCCCGTCGCTGTCAAGCGCCTCTTGCACCGTTACAAACACCGGCTTGCCATCCATGTCGATCAGGTGCCTGTATGCAAACCATGCATACAGCGACTGCGGACGCTGCTGCGATTCCTGAATCGCATCGACAAAATCGAGAGCCGTCGGACGGCGCAGCTGGCAGCGAACACCGTTGATCTCGAACGGCAGCGGCAAGAGCCTGAATGCGTCTCGAAGGCTCAAGTGACGGTCCTCGCGCCAGTGAAGGTCAGCTCAAAGGTTGCCCGTAGGACATCGTTGTTGGACGCTTGCGGCTCGAACGATGTCACCCATGCGCTTCCGCTGATACCCATGCCGGTGTTCATCAGGATCGCCACTGCGCGGGCGGTTGCAGGAGGAGATACCGAGTCGGCTTCCATCGCGGAAACGCAGGCATCTCCTTGGTCGTAGAACACCTCCCCCGACACGACCGTCTGGGCCTGTCCTGTCAGGAATGCCTTGTTCGTCGCGGAGATCGCCTGCGACTCGATGACATCGACGGTGTTGACATACGACACCCGCACGAGGCCGGTCGTGGCGTTGGCGTTGTATGTCAGGCTTGCGTTGGTGCTGTTGATTGCTGGCATGGTCACTCCGTGTAGTAGATAGAGAGATTGGCGACTGCCTCGGAGGGCTCGGCTTCGTCGCCTTCACCGCTGCTTGGTGATTCGAGCCTATGTCCTGTGTAGATCACCGCGCGCAGGTCGTGACCGGCGAACGACCCGGCCACGCTTGCGGTCCGGACCTGCTCCACGATTGCAAGAGCGTCTGCGCCAGTGACTGCAATGCAGCGAATCTCGACCTCTGCGAGGTAGGTCGGTCCCGAGATCGAATCCGCAGTCACGCTCGTGACCTCGAAGGTGATCGCAGGGAGCGCGTCGAACTGCAGCCGATACCCGTGCGTGACGCGCGCGTCGGGCACCAGCGACACGGTGCTACCGGCTGTGATCATCGCGCGTACTGCGGCCTCGATGCTCACTCGACCACCTCGCAATCGATCACGGCGACCGAGTCGCGCTCGTCCAGGTTGACGATGCCACGGATGCGAAATGTCTTTCCGCGCGCCTCGATGCGGTGCGCGGTGGTAAGTCCAATGTTAAGCACCGTCTTCCAGCGCGCGCGCAGCTCGGTGGTGGTGACCGTCGCCACGCCGTCTGCGTATGGCTGCTCCGACGATGCCGTCGGGCGTATGTCGCAGCGGAAATACTGCCCGTCCGTCCATGCCGTGCCGCGCAGACCGAGCGTGGTGCTCGTCGCGGGCGGCAGCTTCTGCAAAGCAAGGTGCCTGAGCCGTCCGGCGGAGATCATCGGATTAGGCTCCGCGCAGCGTACTGCTGAATGATGTAGCGGTAGGACAGCGGCACCTCTGCCAAGGCAACCACGGCCGATGCCTCGGGGTTGGCGTACCACGCGCCGACAAGCGCCACGATGCACTGTTGCAATGCCTGCGGCACCTCGGAGTACCCGGCCACATAGGTCACGGTGGCAAGGGTGCCATCCTTCATCGTCCTGTCGGTGATGAATTCCAGCGCAAGAACTGCCTCGCTGTCATCGGTCCACCACTCCGTGGTCGGCATCGTGACTGTCGAGCCGTTGGCGTCGGTGTAGACCAC